TTCCATTTCTGAAAATTTGTGTACCCTTTATACCAAAAATACTCGCACATACAAGTATCCATAAATTAGTGAACCATGTCGGAAGCGCCTGGAAATGCTCGAAGAAGGTTTTTATCTTCTCCATAGCAGCCGGATCGTCCGACCACACCCCCCAGGCCAGGATTATTATGGGCAGTGTGAGAATCGCCAAAACTACCTCGTCCTTGTAGTCGTTTTGACGGGCTTCTAAAAGTTTTCCCTGGTATTGTTCTTCACCTCGCGCTTGTCGCTCGGCGTGCATTAACTGTGCATCAGACATTGCCATCTTCGTCTTTTGACGATTGGCATAAATCTTACTGCCAGCGTTTATCGCTAATTTAATAGCACTGAACCACATACTAGTACCAAGTTGCTGTTTGTTTTCTAGCTTTGCCAGTACCTTTTACAGTTACTTTATCTCCACTAGGAATCCTTGCATCTCTTCCTCTAATACTAGTTTTTCCTCTTGGATCTATTATTAGATTCTGAGAAGGAATACCAATCTTTACAGATTTTCCTAATGGTGCTTGTTTTTCTTTTGACATATTTTCTCCTAAATTGTCTATATACTAAGACTTAGGACCTTTCAAGGTCTTTACATCCTTAGCCTTCATTTTGTCTGAAGTCAGTTTAACATCCGCAGATATCAATGATTTCTCAATTGCTGTATCTGCTCTTAATTGAGCTAAGTCTTCATTCTGTTCCAGTTTATCATCAGTAATCTCTCTGTTTTGAACCATCTTAGCTTTATCTAAATTAATTCTTTGATCTAGTTCTTGTTGTTTTCTTTCAGCATCCATTGCTTTAAGATCTACTTCTCTCTCTTTAAGTTTTAATAATGGATCATGATCAAATCTGCTAGTAATAGCTTTTTCCTCATTTAAAAATTCTTCAGTCATGTCTGCAATCAACACAGCTTTTCTTGCTTCTATCTTTTGAGATATTTGTTGAAACTGTTGTTGAATTTGAGGATTATTAACAGATGCTTGTTGCATTTGTGGTAACATTTGAAACTCTTGTGCAAACTCTAATTGTACTTGTTCTTGTGCCATCAATGATATGTGCTCCATAATATTTTTTTCTAACGCTGCAGTAATGCTAGGATTGTTTCTAACAAAGTTACTAGCCATAAAATTTAAGTGAGCTGTAACGTGTGCTCTATGATCTTGTCCTGGAAACGCTTGGAAAGGTTTCATCGCCATTGCATCAATATGCTCGATCGCCGGATCTTTAGGTTGATTCGGTGGAGGCGGTGGTAATATTCTATCAATGTCTTTTATTCCTAATGCTTCATACATTTTTCTATAGCACATATACATATTATGCATTTGTGGATTAGACATTGCTAATTGTAATTCGGTTTGAGCTAAAGTAATTCTCTGACTCATTGAGAATATATTTGGATCAGCAACAGGTAAAATATCTACTCTGTCATCAAAATCTACTTGTTTAATATTTCTTTGTCCACCTACAACATCATAAGGATATTCTGGTGGTAAGTAAGTGGCAAATAATTTTGCCAGTAATTTAAATTCTGCTTTTAAAGATACATACAGTCTTTTATGGATTGCTGACATTACCCGTGAGCCACGCTCTAATAGGGCTACAGTCGTACCAACAGCTGCTGATTGGTTCCCGTCACCGACTTGCATGTCAGCAATCGACGCGAACCTTTGTCCTGCCTCAACGACAATTCCCATCAATTGCAATAATGTAGCAGAAGGTTCCTTGTAAGGTAAGAATACAAATGCATCTTTTAAGTTTCCTCCTGGTGTATCTACATCTTTAAATTCACCTGGTTGTATGTTTGCGGCATCATCTTTTACTCTGACACCTCTTTGTTTAAATCCAGCCGGAAGATTGGATAGTGTACCCGCGTCTAACAATTGACGGAGAGCCGCCGTTGCCGTACGACTCAATCCGCCAATCATATGAATGAGTCCAAGTCCATAAAATCCTAGTCCTGGCAGAAATTTGAAATGGACGAAATATTGGATTTTATTTTTCGTTGGATCATTGGGCGCGAAGTTCCTTCTTATCGAAAGAACCTTCCGACTACCTTCATCGATTGTAACGATGTAAGGTAATTTTATTCCTGTTGGTTCACCATCGGCGCCAACATCTTCGAAACCTTCTATGTCAAGGTTTACGTGGAATTCTAGTAATTTGTATAAAGGTTCTACTCTTTGAGATTTATTTAAACCTTCTATTTCTAATTCTTTTTTAGCTACTTGATCCGCATTAACATCTTGCGGTTTAGATAATTCTATATCTCTATAGAATCCTGATACTTGTTGTTTACGTAATTCATTTTCAGAAATTTTAACTACATGACAAACTGAAGTTGCATCTTCTAATGAAGTTGCAGTGTATGGTACAATTAAATCATCAGCAGGAACAAATTTAGAAACTGCTCTACCTAACAAATCATCATAATAAACTTTTTTAAATGTTGAACCTGCAAGTGGTAAATAGAATAACATTTGATCAAACTCTGGTTCATATTCTTTCATCTGATCCATGAGTTGATAGTTCATGTAATCTTTTACTCTTTGAGACTGTTGTTCTTTTTGTGGGTTAGTTATGCCCATCACTTGAGTTCTTACTGGTCCATCAGCTGGGAGTAACTCTTTATAAGCGAGCGCCTGAAACTGAGTAACAGCTTCAGCAAGTACCGGGTGAGTCGCCCCCGACGCGCCTTGGAAAGGTTCGGTTCTATTTTCATATTTAAATCCTAACAGATCTAAGCCTACAGTGTAAGCTCTTTCCCAATCTGCTCTCGACGCTTTATATTCTCTGTAATCTCCATCTAGCTGACTAGCCATTGGACTTAAAATATCTTCTGGTAATAATTCTGCTAAGTTAGCGAAGTGATCGCCACCATCTGGTATGTCTACTTGATTAGGATCAAAATCAATTGTAGCACCACCATCTTCTTCTTCGGTAACTTCAATTGGTTTTTTCCCTAGTTGGTCTGCAATATCAACTTCCTCAAGAGTCTCTTGTTCTAAGATCTCATCTTCAGGTTTAATATTTGGGAGACCTTTATCTATTTCTGCCATTTAAATTCTCCTGCTTATTCTTATCTTGTTTTTTAGGTTTAATCAAGCCTTGTGGATTAGAGCCTCTTAATGGTGGTATTTCCTTCCATTTAACGTGCTTCATGTTTTTAACTAATGTTGGGTTTTTCATTTTCTTTTTAAACTCGCTATTCCGCCTTGTGCATATCTAGGAGCAATTTGTGATTGCCAATTTTGATCAGCTATAATTCCTCGTTCTGTTCTCTCGTCTATTCTCGCCTGTCTCTCTGCCTCTAGTTTTTCCATGGTAGCTATATCTTCTTGTTCTGCCTTATCCATTAAATATTGATCATAGTATCTTGATTCTTCTAAATGAGGACTGGTTCTTAAGAACGGTTGCATGTTTAAAATATATTCATCTAGAATACTATCATAAACATTTTGTCTAGCATCTTCGGCTTTTTGACGATAGCCCACTCTTCCATAACCAGGATTTACTTTTTGATTTTCCATTCTATCTAATCTTTCACCAAGTTCATAAACTTTTCTTCTTTGTGGCGCTGCTGATCCTTCTGGAAGTGCTGCTTCAAATTCTTCTTGTTCTGATTGACCTAATATTGGACCAAAACCATAATCAGTTGCATTTCCTAAAATTCTTTTCCAAGATTCTCCAGCTGCATAATCTCCAATTGCAAATGGAACCATAAAACCTGCTTCAGCTAACAAACCATAACCAGTCCACTTAGCAGCACCAGTAAGTGCTCTCATGCCTTTTGTAAACTTATCTAATTTTTGAATTGCTTTAGCACTTCCTTTTCCATCAGCTGCTTCTTGAACAAGTTTATTGTATCCTTTTTGATAATCAATAATTGAAGTACATTGACCTCCTTCACCTTTAATACATGGAATACGTGCATCTTTAAAAAATTTTAATAATTTTTTGTTATCAAATTTTCGTCCACGAAGATCTACTCCTGTCTCTAATGCTTTTGCTACAGAAGATTCTATTTGTTTAAATTGACCAATTGGAGTTGTTTTACCTCCTCCATAAATTTTTCCATCAGGTGCTTTAACAGTAACATTAAAATTTTCTAATGTTTTTATATCATCCGGTAATATTCTACCCTCAGCTATGTTTCTTTCAATTCCTTTAATTTTTAAATTAATAATGTCGGTTGTTAAAACAAGGTCGTTGGTGGCACTACCCCACCTTACTCCTGATTGATGGTGCCTAACAATTGCATTTTTTAAAACTTGTTTAGATGTTCCTTCTCTACCAGAAAGAAAATGTATTAAATGATTTAATTTTAATTTACCATCTACATTTTTAAAACCTCTATCTTCTAATAAACCCATGATAACTTCATTGGGAGCATTTTTTGTTCTTTTAGTTATATCCACTAATTTTTGATTTAATTTCCAATCTCCATGTTTAGTCCAATCTGCAGCATCTTTTTTAGCCCATTTATCCAAACCATAATAAACTTTACCTTTACCTGCTGGAGTGTTGTCTCTAAAACCTACAATTATTTTTCTTCCCTTTTTCGAACCATCATCAAATATATCATACACTGGTTCATAAGTAAGTTTCATTTGCCTTAGGTCTGGTAACTGTCTATTAGCTCTCATTTGATTGTCATAAAGTCTCTTCATTTGAAGCATCATCCAACCTTTGGTTGAGCCTCTATCTGCTGCAACCGTCCATGGTGTTTTTTTCTTTAATCTTTGTCTAATGCTATTTATAAAATTATCTCTAGCGTATTGGGCATCTGACCCTTTTTTTGCAATAGTTGATTTAACTCCATATTTATTTCTATAATCATCAAAATTCCAAGCTTTAACACCTTCTGGTAATTCAAAATTTGATTTAATAAATTCTATTTGTGTTTTTGTTAATCTTTTTCCTTCATCAGAATAAGGTACACCCCTTACATTCAACCCTTTTCCTACACCTGAAACATATCCTTTTTTCTTAAACCTATCTACTGCTGCCCAAGCTTTATTGGTTTTGTTTTGATCCTCTGTTAAATATTTTTTAACACCAAACGCAGGGTATTCATCAAAATTAAATTTCGTATCTGGAAAAGCGTCTATAATTTTTTGTTGTTGTTCTGGTGTGGGAAAGGTACCTGTTGGTCGTGTAGTCTTTCTAAATTTTTTTGTGTCAGCATCATATATCAAACCTTTTTTTCTTGCTTCTACTCTTTTAGCGGCTCTCTCATAATCCGAAGCAAATTTTTGTCCTTTAGCTCTCGCATATCCTTGTCTCACTCCATCAGGAGAGGTTTTAACTAATTCACCAGCATTAAACCCGATCCGTCCACCATCTGCAAGGTCCGTGATCCGTGGTTCAAGGACTTCAGATTGATAGAACTCGGACCACGCGCCATCGGCTGCTTGATAGTCGTTCGTTCTAAAAAATTCTATTGCGTCGTTGTAATCTTTAATTTTCATTATTCTCCTAACATTCTTGCAAGACCA